GAACGGCTTAACCTCCGTTCCGCGTTCCGTGTTTAGCAACCGCCCGTCCGCAGTGATTGCGTAGTAGGGCTTTGCCCCAAGTACTGGTCTTTGTTCCATATCTTTGTCGTATTTCAATCCACAACAAAGATACTACTTTCCCGGAGAAAAACAAAAGGTCAAAGAACTATTTATGATGGTTTACTCCGACCAAACAAGGCGAGAGCCGATGTAGGCGGCGGCGTTCGCGGGGCCGTCAAGCGAGCGCAAGTAAGCGAGCCCGGCAAGGGACCCGTCAAGCGCGCCACCGCCGACAAACAAGCCGTAAACACTACCTGCGGCATTTGCATGATAGTGATAATCGCAGAAGTAGGTGCTGGAAGAGCCGCTATCATCCCGGTCAAAGATATCACCATATACGCGTACCTCCGGGACATTCACGGGGTCGCTGGCTACGATGGCCTTGCAGTATCCATTCGCGGTGGCTTCGTGGTCTGCGAAATGCACATAGTCGGAGGTAACCACGGAGGAATACTTGCTGGGGTCACGGCAGACATAGATATCCTGGTACTCACCATCGACACCTACGCCCAGGAAGCCGTCCGTCCACTTCCAAATATGGCCGAAGGGGTTTTCTATGCCGCGATAGGAAGGCACGGAGGTGGTGAACTCGCCGCCGTAGGCTTCCGCCTGGGCCGCGCTCATACTCCAGGACACCACGCCCGTCTTGTTGCCCAGGGAGTTGGTAACACCGCAAGGAATGAACGGGTAATTGGAGTTATAGGTGCCCCACTTCGTGGAATCAATGTTGGTGACACCGCTTCCAAGACCACCCTGGTGATATCCGGCGGCATCCAGGTCTGCGTTGAACTCCTTCTGCGAATTGAGGGTGGCATACTCAATGCAGAAAAGCCAATAGATGGCGAGGTGGGCGTTGTAGTCATAGCATCCCCAGCCCGTGCCGCGATTGCGGCCATAGGTGCGGAACGCGGTGAGGGAAATCTGCGTGGCAGGAAGGCCGCGAAGGTCGCGGTAGGAGCCATCCCAATCCGCATTGTTATTACCGCCACGATACTTCACGGCGGTACTCACCACGGATGCAAGTTTGTTATCCTCGCGGTCCATAGTGGCTTCGTAGGCAGACACCAGGTAACGGGGGACGGCGATGGCACCCTCAAACGGATAGAGGGAGATTTCCACATCCATATAGCCCCCGGTGGTATTAAGGGAACACTTGCGATAGTGGGCCGGGATTTCAACCATCACCTGGCCGTCATTGCCGTTCAGCACGGCTGCGGTTCCATCCTCCTTCTTGGTCGAATCGTTTGCGCCCAGGTAGTATTTTACTGCGCCGGAATCATCCACCACGCAGCGGCGCATAAGGCTCTGCACGGGGAGGTCGCGATGAAGGTCGGCATCGCCGATCCTGGTGAGGTCCGGGCTGGCGTTGTTGAAGAAATGGCGGATGCCATAAATCTGCGTATTGGCATAGTAGGAGATAATCTCCTTCTTCCAGGTGCCCTCATAGATGAAAAGAGCCACCTCGCCGGAGCGCAGGGAGAAGTTTCCGAAGGCCGGGTACTTGCCCTGGGTACAAGCCAGGAAGGCCACATTCACATCGGAGTAGTCTGCCGGGAAGGCATCCGCGGGCTGGACCAGGCCACCGAACTGATAGGCCGCTCCAAGTTTGGACACCATCGCAGTCAGTTGATTCTGCAAGACCTGGCCCGTGATTGCCTGGGTGCCGTTGGTCTTGATAGCGGCCTTGATAGCCGCGATAAGGTTTGCGTATTTAGCCATACTTATAAATGGGTTTATTGGTTGTTAATCCTCGTTCTGCGGGGTTTCTACCTCAATCCGATAGTCCCCGTTAAAATCTGCGTTAAAGTCCGGCAGACGGGGTTTCTCGCCGCTTCCGCCACCTCCGCAGAAGTTGATGGTCGCAAGGTATATTACTTCTGCCATAGTTCGCCTGGGTTAATAGGTTATCACTACATCCCCGGTGTTTCCTGCCAGGTAGTAATACATCCCGCAAGCGGCGCAAGCGACTACCTGGGTGGTATCCGCCAGGGTCCCCTCCGTGTGCGGCGTGAAGTGTTCCCCGTCCGCAGAATAGTTCAAGGTGTATCCGCTGGGGCTTGGAGAAATGGCGAAATTGCTGGCTTCCACCTGGAACGCCTGCTCGCCGGAAATCTTGATTACTTTTGCCATAGTCTATTCGTTGTTTTTGAGTTTCGTTTCGTACTCGCGGAAGCGGTAATGATAATCAACGCCAATAAGGCTCCCTGCAAAGGTCGCAACCTCACCGAAGCCCACCAGCACCGAAGAATCAATCTGCCCGCCGGGAGGGGTAAGCATCCCCCAAAAGAGAAGGGCCACGCCCGCCAGGGCGATAATCACGCCCAGCCAAAGTTGTGCATTGAGTTTCTTTTGCATGGTATCTATGATTAAATGATAAACATATCCCTTTGCTGGGTGTGCCATACCCATACCTTGAAGTCATTGTTGAAGTCCAGGTTGAATTCCCCGTCATTTGCCAGGAACTCATACCCGGCGGGGCAGGTTCCGTTCTTCGGGACCTCCAGGCTCACCTGGCAGAATACCCCGGCGCATTCATCGCTGAATCGCTGGTTGAAGGTTGTGAAGGTATGCTCCCCGGCGAAAATCCCCGCATCCTCCAACTGAAGGATGATGTTCTCCAGGGTTTCAATTCCAACGGACTGCACCTCAATCTCGTTCCCTCGGTCCTCCGTCAAGCGGTCCGCATAGAAGAAGGTGAAGGAGTATTGCATCAACCCGCTTCCTGGCTCCGTGCGGTGGTCCCCCTGGAGCCAGGCGAAGACACCATAACGCACGGACGGGGCGGCGTTCAGCCGGAAGATATCATTGCGCACAATGGTATTCACGGCTGGCTCCCCGGCGGCGGTGCGCTCAATGGCCCGTATGACTTGCAGTAGATTCATCCCGTTACCTCCTTCCGTTACGGACCGGGGTGCCCGGCAGGGACTTCGCCCTGGGACCTCCCAGCCACACTCCGCTTGTGGCGGCACTATAAAGATTGGAATGAATGCGGTGGCGGTCCCCTTCCGTCAGTTCCGGGAAGGCCGCGGCATTGTTCAGAAGGTAGTTCTGCAGTTCAATGCAACAATGGTCCGCCTTGCTCTGATAGTAGAAGCGCATCTGCGAGATTTCCTCCGGGCTGGCTACCTGGAGGTTTTCATCCTGGGTCTTTGCCACACCGAAGTTCACAACCTTGTAGGATACCTTTTCTGCGACCTCCACTACAGCCATATACGCAAGATAGTACTGCGCCCGGTCCAGGAGGACCTTGTATTCCCCGGCATTTTCGATGGACTTGTCAGCCACCAGGGATTTCAGTTTCTCCAGGAGGGTATCGCCCAGGATCCCGCGAAGTCCGATATCCTGGGCTTCACGGATGGAGGGCCGTAGGTACTTCCCGGCCAGGTTGTCCGATATGCTGGTAACGGACTTCACGAAGGATTCGCTGGTGAGTAGAATTTCTGCCATATCGCGGTCTATTTAACTTGGGATTCCTGGGGCTTTTCCTCCAGGGTGAACGGGGTAAAGGTCAGCACGCCTTCCTTACCGAAGATGCGCTCATAGGCTTCGCATATCATCTGCTGAATGGGCCGAACGCAGGTGCGGTTATAAAGACGGAAGGCTGATTCGTATTCCTCCTGGCTGAATCCCAGGTTTTCGGTAGGGATGCCAAAGAGGTTCGGGTTTGCACGGAAGGCCGTAAATATCTGCTGACGGGTGGATTTCTCCAGGGATTGGTACTTATCGCCGAAGTCCTCCACCTTCGGGATTTCAATGGTGGTGGCGTGGGCCCGGTCATCGTTCCAGGAAAACATCATACGCCCGGCATTCCCGTGGCCGGAGAATTTTTCGGTGAAGTCCTTTTCAATTTCTTCCTTCACTTCATCAGTGGGAACTCCGTTATTGAAGTTCACGAAGGCGGAAGATACAAAGCCGTTGCAGATACCATTGAGGTGGAAATCCGCGATGCACCGCTCCGTTTCGCAAGCCTTCACGGCGGCGCAGTAGATGGGGAGCGGGTAAACCTGGGTGCGGTCTATCTTCACGAAAAGGATGGAGGAAGCGGCGGACTTGCGGGCCGCTTTATCCAATTCTCCCCACTTTTTCTCCAGGCCGGGAATGAAGGCCGGGTAGCGGATGGCCTTCTGCCGGAACTTCGCCCATTCCTCGGAATAGTAGAAGACGGAGTTTTCCTTATTGGACCGCAGGAAGCGGACCGGGCAATGATACACTTCCGCGATATTTCCGTCTGCACTACGGATAACCTGGAGGGCCAGGGCTCCGTAGGTCATTATATCGCGGGCTACATCCTCCGCCTGGGAGCGGATGGTATCCCCGCGCTTATTCATTATCCCGTTTGAGTAGGTTCCAACCTGGAGGGCCATGGTCTGCCCGTCACCCAGGATGAAGTCCGTGGTGCCGTTGATAATGCTTCGCAGGGTGGGTGAATTCTTGGAGAGTTCCAGGAGATAGTCCGGGTAGATATTCTTATCGCCCCATTGGACCATATCCTTCCCGCGGAGGATTGTTTCCGTAGGAAGCACCATATTGCGCTCAATATATGGGTCCAGGGCTGCGAAGGTTACCCTCACCTGCACTTCTTTCTCGTTAGTTTCCATATTCTTGGTATTCGGTTTCATTGTTATACTGCACGGAAGCGGCATCGGCGGGCATCGCACCCACCTGCATAAGCCCCCGGCTATAGACCACCCCTTCGGAATCAGTAAGGGTATATTCCCATTCCCCGGCGTGAAGCCCTTCCGGCAATTCCACGCAAGCCTTCACGAAGTTCCCGGATAACTCCCATCCCTTCCAGGTGAAAGCCCTGCGGGGGCTTTCATCGTGGGTACTCCTTGCGATAAGGCCCAATTCTGCCCCATCCGCTGGAGCCATCCCGTTGAATGGTATGTAAAGGACCTGGACCCGGTCCGGGGAGGTGATATTCAGCATAGTTCAATCATCGCTTTACAAGAAATATAAAAAGCCCGTTTTTTGTCCAATAAAAGACAACGGCCCCCCGGTTACCCGGAGAGCCATCGCCAATGGAAGGATACTATTATGAAGATGATGGGCGAGGTTTAGGCAGTAATGGCGGAGAGGTCCACGCCGCCATCCCCAACGAGGATTTCGTAAGGGAGTTCCAGGGAGTTGTCCTGGAGGGTGGCGGAGTATCCGTTGCGGTCTGCGCGGGCGGTGCCGGAAAGTCCGTCACCAGCGGAAAGGGTGAGAGGTTCATCCATTCCCAGGAACCAATAAACGCCGTTGGCATCTTTGACAATCGCCACAAGTTCACCCTGGGCCATCGCCATTATCTCCACGCGCTTCGCGGTTTCCATTCGGTTGAAGACCATAAGGAGGTCCGTCTGCACATACTTCGTTCCGTTCTGCGCGTTCACCTGGAAGTTACTGCTCATAGAAGCGGTTTCCGGGGCGAACTGATACTTGTGGAACTTCGCGGACTGCCCCATAGTGATAGAGGTCACCTTCCCGCTGGTGATGGCGGCGGTCACCTCGGACTTATTGGCAAGGAGGACTTCCAGGATACCACCCATATTGCTGGCGCAGTCCCTGGCTATTCCGGAGAGAGTTTGAATACAAGGCATATTTCTTTCGGTTTTAAGCGGTTAAAAATAAGGGGCGGGCGGGAAGCCCACCCCTATCACGAAAAGCGCTCTGCGACAGGATTAGGAGGCTTTAATGTCCGCCACAACTACCTGGCCGGGGAAGTGGTAAGCCACGCCGGAGTTCCAGGAAGCGGTGAACTTGAACACGCGGTCATCCTTGCTGAAC